GCAAAATGTTACAAGATTACATTGATAAGACTTAATCTCAATCTTGTTAGCATGAATATAAACATAATTAATACGTTGTCGAGAAAATGAATGACTTAACCACTGATCATGAATTAGAAGAATGGATGATAGAATTGTTTACGCCTTAAGTTAGGGATGAGTTTTATGAATTATAGTGTGAATAAATGCGTAATGACGGATTATGGGATCAATCGAGTAAACAATAATTTTATTATCAATAATATGATTAGGAACATTTGACTCACATATTATCACCTAATGTTGATAGAATAAAAGGTTTCCCTCAGCTCATTGGGAAAGTACCTTTTTAGATTACAGAGGAAATGGGCACTGAGGTTATGTCACAAGATAACTAAGCATTAATGGACCTTGCCGATAGAGTTAAAGCACTCGAAAGCTAGCCCGGGTTCAGAAAAATAGGGCCTCAGTAAACTTTTAATGAAGCTAGAGCGTTACGTGAGCGAGCAGGTAAGAAACCAATCAACGCGTAGACCTTAGCTAGAGCTATTAAGAAAAACAGATAACAAATTTTTTCAGATATCCAATAGTGGGTAGGCAACAAGGAAACAAATCCTTACAAAGGATAGGATGTCATAGAGTTGTATAGGAAATTTAAGAACGGTGATTAATAACTTATGAATACTATGGCGAATTTCGATAATTATTTTGGAGGTAAAAATGTTCTAACTTCGGAGTTAAAGGAAATTGACCCGACCATTACTTATGCTGACAGGTAGGCTTATTTAAAGAAAGAGAATTAAGCTATGAATGATTATATATATAATAAATCTAAAGAAACTTTCATGCCTGTTGGAACGAATTTAGATGTGTTCGCAAAATAGTACGACATGACAGGTATCAATCATAAGCAATTAAAGATATTAATGGCTTTAGACGACTGGCCTACAATCGCGACATGGGCAATGCCTTTAATAAAGACTGCGGGATAGAAAGCGATTTAATTATTATGGGAAAAATATGGCCCATCTATTCGTTAAATGGTTGGATTTGACTAGGGATTATGGTAAGGCGACTACAATAATGGGTCAATTAAAGAACCATCTTCTGTTGCATGGTTGAATGGAGTTAATCGTTACTAGAATACTTAACCTTATACTCCGTTAGGTGATATGGCTTAAAAATAACCAGCTATAGAAGCAGTTCAAACAGGAGCGAAGTAGGTAACACCATATAATAATTTTTCAGCTAATACAGTAAATACTGAATACTTAGCATCTTATATTTGTCCAGAAAAATACGAAAGCCGAAGAAACACTTCACAGCCAATTAAGACTGGATTATATTCTTAAACGACGGAATATGTCATAATGACTGATTCTGGAGGTAATCATTGCAGTATTGTGTTTGTTAATTAACCTTCAGGTACAGCAGGAAGTAATATAACTTCATTTATTTGGCAACCTTCCAACGTGGTTGGATATAACTTTTATACTGGATAATACGGTGAATAGACAAGCGGTTGCTATTTTAGTACGCCAATGAAAGATATGAGTAGCACAATAATTTCGCACAGATTGTCTTCATTTAGTATAAATTACACACCGACTTATAATTATAATGATTCAAAAGGACAAGCTATAATGGCTTATTACCAAAATGCTAACGGAACGACAGCACCTATGTTTAATTCAGGAGGTGATGCAGTTCCCACTCTATCAAGAATGTTAAACGCTGAATGGGTGAGTACTGGTAATAGTTAAACTTCATTACGAATGATACATATTCCTGACCATGAGGAAGGTTTTCAATAGTTACAATAAGCAGGAACTTCGACCTTATCCGAATATTTCGTTTTATTGGTAACAGGCGCAGCACCTAGCGCGTAAATAGGTAAAAT